TGGGCTGTACCAAGTATAGTAGCAAGCATTACCTTTCTTTTTAGATCGTCAAACTTATCCTTCTCTCGTATTACAACCTCTGTGAGATTACAGAACTGATAGGGCCTAAGTATAATCTCGCTGCAAGGATTAGTACCAAACTCATAGTCAGCATCTCTTCTGCCAAACTTCTTTGCTTGTTCTTTTGCCGATATCCTATTGAAGATACCACGCTCTCCCGACTTAGACTCCACAAGAGATGTCCACTCCCGTAAGAATGTTTCCCCGTCCGGCTTGTCAGTGTAGCACACGGAGTTGTTAGCTAGTGCCATCTGTGGTGCCGTTTCCCACCATTGTCCAGACTTAGCATGACGCATACGCCCGTCAGATAGATTAGACAAACTTATCATGGCAGATCTACGCACACCACCAGACACGACAACTTCCCCAACTTTACACATAAGGTTGTGACAGTCGTAGCTTGATAGTTTACGTCCGGCATTGTGCTTGAACAAACTTACAGTAAACTTAAACAGATCAAGAAGGGGACCAGGACCGGATGCCCTACCTCCAAATAT